CGGCGTCGGGCTTGGCCTCGACCTTCGTTTCCGGCTTGACCTCCGCGGGTTTGGCGTCCGCTGGCTTCGTCTCGACGGCGGGAGACTCGGCGGCCTTCTCGGCGGCCTTGGCCGGCTCCGCGCCGGGAGCCTTGAAGGTCTCAAGCAGCGTCGGGATTTCGTGGGGATGCTTCGGCGCTTCCGGCGCGGCGGCGACCGGTTCAACAGCCGGGGCGGCGACGGGCGCTTCGACGGCGGGAGCCGGAGCGTCGGGATTGACGATGGGTTCTTCGCCGGCCATCAGCGTTTGCCCTTCTCAGGCTTCGGCTTCGGGAAGCGGGGATCGTGTTCAATCCGCATCAGGCGCACGCCTTCAAAATCGCGGATCGTCCATTGGTCGAGGAAGTGGTCGGAAACCGACTTGACGCCAGCGCGGAAGAAACTCGCGTGTGGATCGGGAAAGCCATTCGGACCCGCGCCGAATCGCGCGTCCATGATGCCGGCCGACTTGAGCAGTCCCCACATTTCGCGGCGACCGACCGGCGAAGCGAACGTCGCGCGCCACCAATCTTCGGCCTCGCGGTCGTCAAGCTCGGCGCGGCGCGCCTGCTGCTTGAGACGTCGCGCGTCAGCGGCGCTGTCGGGAGAGCCGGGATCCGGCTCCGCGCGCTCGGCGTCGTCATCGTCAGGTTCGAGCGGGTCAATTTCATCATTGCTCACGCATTCGCCCCTGGGAGGATGATCCCGCCGGGGCTGAGCGACGCGCGATAGCCAAACTTGCGGTTATCGCGCATGAACGGCTTGACGGGCTCGGGGATGATTGCGCCGGCCTTACCGGTCTTGCCGCGCTGGGTCTGATCGACGAGGCGGATCACGGCCCGCAGATTCTCGGCCAGCTTGACGAAATTCAGGTTCTTCTCGCCCATCGCGATATGGACGGTTTCGCCGTCGATCTTGTAGCCGCGCAGCCAGCCGCCGGCCTTCTTGTGGCACTCGCCCATAAGTTGGCCGATGGGCCACCAGCGCATATCCTCGCGCCATTGGGAGGCTTGCTTGCAGCAGCCTTCGATCTTCTCAAGCTCGTCGCGGAGCATTTCGTATGCGCCGCCGTTGTAGCTTTCGATGGCGAGATGGTCGCAATGCTCCGCCGCGAGCGCGAGGTTTTCGCGCATACACTCGAAGATTTCAGCTTCCGTCAAGTCGCTCATCAAAGCGACGGTTGGCTTGTGTGTGGAAAATCAGCAATTGGCTGTTGAAACAACCGTGACTATCCGGTAGTCACGAGGATTATGCAGTATCGCCAAAATGTCTAACGACGATCTTTTCAACAGGAAGCAAGCCGCCGCTTATCTTCGCAAGATGGGCTGCGCGGCTTCTCCATCGACGTTGGCTAATATGGCGGTAAGCGGCAATGCAGGCGGAGGCCCGCCGTTCATCGTGTACCGGAATCGAAAACGACGGCACGTCAGCTACAGGCGCGTCGATCTGGACGAGTGGGCGGCGAAGAAAATCCGGAGGGTCGAGTGATGGGCGTCATGACTAAACGTCGGCTGATATCAAAGGCCAAACGACACGCCGCCCAGCGCGGAAGGGAACGTGAGGATGAGCGGTTTTTGGGTGGCATGCGCAGGCGGATGCAGGCGACCGTTGACGCCTGCAATTTCTATCGCAGCATCCCCGCCCCCCTCATTGCGGACGCGGAATAATGGGCGAATCCCGGCGCAAGGCCCAAATCATAGGAGTTGAAATGTCTGGTCTGATCGGAGCGAAGTCCTGCCGCTCGTGCGAATATAGGCTCAAGCTGCAAGGCAAGCTGTTCTGCCGGCGCTATCCGCCGCAGAACATCGGCGGCCTCGTGCCGGGGCCGGAAGGGCGGCCGATGACCATGTTCATGTCGAGCTATCCCGAGACGAACCCCGACCTTCCGTGCGGCGAGTATGTGCGCAACGGCGCGCACGCGGCGGAGGAATTGCAGGACGCGGCGAAGGCCGCGACGCAGCAGTGAGCGAGGTTGAAGCGGCGGCGGTTGGGGGATCGCATGATAAGAGATTGATCAAGGCCAGCGTCGGCCACAGCCCGTGGATCAAGGTCCGTTCCAATCCGAAACGCGGGCCGTGGATAGCCCCAGGTGAGGATGTACCCCCCATCCTCATCGAGGGATACCGGCTCGAAACACTGCACTACATGCGCGAAAAAGAAACGTCGCCGGATATATATCGTTTCTGGGTTCATGAGAGCCTGACGATTGACCAGGCTTGCGCGATGATTATGGAAGGTTACGCGCGATGATCCTCTCCCGCCGAGGCGTCCTGCGCTGCTTGACCGGGCTGATCGCTGCACCTGCGATTGTGCGGGCCGACGCGTTGATGCGGGTGGTGGCGCCACGTTTGGGTGAAATAGGAAACCCCGTTATTGGGTTGCCGCCGCCACCTGGATACGAATGGCGAACGTCGTTTCCGACGGCGAAATGGCGGATGCTAAATTCTGGCGATCCAGGCATTCGTTTGTGGGAACTTAACGAATATTTCGCAGACCTGAAATATTTGTCATTGGCCGCCCCCGCCCAGCATCGCGCCGAGGGCTGAATTTCCGCCAGGCAGTTGCGTCTGGCTCAGGGTTTTAGCGGCGTCCACGCCCGCCATCGCTTGCCCAGGAGCCGCCGCTTTCTGCATCTCGTCGTGCCGGATTTGATCGTGCTGCACGACTTCGCCGTCTGTGAAAAACAGATTCGGAGGGAAGTCGTTGAGGTCGCCGTAGTGGCGGAGCGCCTTGTCGAGATTGATGATGCGGATGGGATCGGGGACGCCGGCCGCCTTCGCCGCCGACGAGAGCGCGCCGGCCGTCTGGAAAACGTCTTTCATGCTGACCGACTCGGCGCTGCGTTGCGCCAGCCGCATGATCGACGTGAAGCCGATCTTTAGAGGCACGCCATGCAAAGACGGCGGCGGCGGCTTGAGCATCTTGCGGCGAGACATGATGTTCATGACGCGCTGGAGCATCACTTCGAGCGCCTGTTCGGCGAGCGTGATGACCGGGCCGAGTTCCTGCAAGCGTTCGAGGTCTCGCTTCGACAGTTCAAGTTCGTTGCGCGGCTGCACGCCCTCCATCTTGGTGATAGCCATGAACAGGTCGACGTAAAGGCATTTCTCGACGCGAGCGTTGACTTGCGCGATGTCGGCGGTGATCGCGGGGAGCCATTGCGGATTAGGCTCGAACAGCGGGAAAAAGCCTTTCTTCCCTCCGTCGGTGTTGAAATAGGTGATGTTGCCTTCGATGATCGAGGCGGGCTCGGATTTCAGTTCGGGCGACGCGCCCATCGGCGGACGGACGCCTTTGCCGATATATTCGGCCTTGCGCATCGTCTCCAACTGCACCTGCTTGGAATCGCCAAGGCAGTCCTCGCAGGGGCCGTGGCCGTAGGGGTCGTTCGACACCTGAGACCACATCAGCGTGAAATTCGGCTGCACGTTGAAGCCGCGCCGGCTTAGCGGCTTCTTCGATTTCGAGCCGCGCAGCCAGTAGACCTCGCGATAGGCGAAGTGGTCGGGGACAATACGGACGATGCGGTCTGGGTCTTTTGAGCGGCGATCCCGGATCGGCGTGTTCGGCTCGATGGCGTGCGCCACGACAAATTCGAGTTGCAGCGAGCCGCCACCCTCGCGCCAGGCGTTCGCGACTTCCTGCGGGCAATTGTCGATTCCGAAGAAATCGACGATCTGGATCACGTTGTAGGTGAACTCGCGATAGAGCGTGTTGTTGGTGAGGGAGCCGCCGACGTCGAGGTAATATTCGCCCGCGCAGGGCAGATAGAAGCTGACGACGCGATCAAAGTCCTCGTAGCAGATAATCGGCGCGGTTCCGAAAACGATCTCGTCTTTGAACGCCTGCGCCATGATCGTGTAGAAATTCGACTGCGCCAGCACCGTGTAAATGCGGTCCTGCGTGTCCTTGAGCCACGACGTCGCGTCAGCGTCGAGATTGAGCCACGGCAAAGCGTTCGCCAGCTTGAACCAAGGCCGGGAGGGCGACGTGAGGCCGGACCACATGCCGCCGGCCGCCGTGCGAACCGCCATCAGCCCGGTCGAATCCTTGATGGCGTCGTTGACTGGAAGGTCTTTGTTCATCCGGTTGGCGGTGATGACCCATTTGTAGCGGCGCGGCAGAAAATAGCGCGCGAGCACCTCCCAATAGGCCCACGCCGACCAACGCCAGGCGCGCAAGGATTGAAGGCGGCTTTCGGAATGATCGTAGGTCGCGCCCCAATCGGGATCGACGGCTTTCTGGTTTCGCGGAGTGACCGGCTGCATGGACAAGAGCGAGACGGACATATCCTCATATGCCGCGTAATTACCGGTCATGTCGTTCATGGCTTACTGCCCGTCGCCGAGAAATGATTTCGCGGTCGCGGGCGCGGAGGCCCCGGCGCTCGACGATTTGAGCGTGCCGCCGAACCCCATGCCGCTCGCGCTAGCGGCGGCGGCGCGCGCGGCGGCGGCGGCGTCCTGCACGCCCGCGTTCGCCATCGTCGGCGGAGCCGGGGGCGGGGCGGGCGCGGGCGGGGCTTTCGGGTTGAAGATCGACATGTCGGGCCTCGTCAGTAGGGACCAGTATATGCATCGTCCTTGGACTTGTCCAAAGCGGCGAAGGGATCATATTCCACAAGCATTTGTCGTGGCCTGGACGCCCGTGCGGCGATAGTGATCGGCTCGGCGAACGTCAGGATGGCGGAATCGAAGTCGTCGGGCGAGTGTCCGATCTTGGCCTTCACCAGTTCTTTCGGCTCGAGCAGCAGCCGGTCATTCTGAAAAGTGTACGTCGTCTGCGTCAGCGCGGCCATGAGCGATTGGTTTTCGCCGGGGAGCGCGCCGCCGCGCTTGATCCAGTCGACGAACTCGAACGCCATTTCCGACCGTTTGTTGAAGAATTTGGTCTTGTTCGCGGCTTGGCCGGAAAAGTGGACGCCGATAGGCGAGCGGCCGAGCACGCGAAGCTGATCTTCCCAGCCGGAGCCAAAGCCGCCGGTGGCGTCGATAAAGGCGGCGTCCGCGCCCCATTGTAGCCATTCGCGATTGACCCAGGACGCGCCTTGCAGCGAGTCGATGCCGCGACGCTTCTGGAACGGAAACATCTGGATGCCTTGGCGGAAGGCCATCGAGCACGAGTCGTTGCCGAATCGGGCGACGTCGATCCCCATGATCTTTGGGACGCGGCCTATCTCGTGCTCACGGTAATATCGCCGCATGGCGGCCTCGACGTCCTCCTGGCCAATCAGACTGTCAATCGACGAGGAGGGGAATTCTCCGAAGATGTCGGACTTCACCCAATTGTTGTCACGACCCCACTGGCGGATTTGCTCGCGCGCGTACTCAATGGGGATGCGCGGCGACCTCTTCGGGTCGTCAGGGTCTCCGGTGATCGTGATGACGTTCCATAGATGCGCCGCCGACGTGCATGCGCGATAGAGTGGCCCGGCGAGCTGCGTCGGGTTTCCGGCCTGCACGATATGGCATTCGAGCGTGCCGGCGAACGCGGCCTCGGCGGAAACCATCACGGCGTCGGTCATGCCGCCGGATTCGTCGATCAGGAACAGCACGTAATCGGCGTGGAAGCCGGCGAGCGCCTTGGCCTGTTCCTCGGTCGAGGCCGACTTCGGCCATGACTTCGCCGACATGAACCACGTCGCCGGAGCCTCGTTGGCGAAAATGCGGGTTTTCGTCCAAGTGAACCCCTGCTTGAGCAGGGGCGACTTTTCCTGCCATTTCGCCATTTCTTTCCACAGGCCGTCGGCAAGGTTCTGGACGGTGATGGAAAGCGCGCCGATGTTCGAGTTTCGCCGCGTCAGCAGGTAATTCCAGCCTATCCACGCGAGGACTGTGGTTTTTCCTGGCCCCTTGCAGGCCCTCAAGGCTAGGCGCGGCGATTTTGGGAATAGAGCGAGCGCCTCGTCCTGCCACTTGTCAGGCGTGACGCCGAACAATTCGCGGACCATCATCCGCGGCGCGGCGCGCCAACGCGCGAGATGGCCGGCGAACTCTTTGGCCTCGGATGGCGTCATAGCCGCGCAGTTAGCCGAATGGCTGGCGCGGCGTCAAATGGCCGATCAGGGCGTTGGCGCGGCCGGGGCGGCGAGAACCGGTCTTTTGGAGCGATCGTCCCGCGCGGCGAGCCGGTCGATAACAGCGGCGATTTCCAGAGCCAGACCGCGCCTGATCTTGTCACCGCCCATGACGCGCAGGGTGTGCGCGGCTTGCGCTGGCGTCATCAGTTCTTCCGGCAGCGTATATTGCTTTCGGTTCACGGCTTTTCCCCTTCGACAAGATGGCGGCCGATGTCGCGGATCGCCGCGCGCGGCATGGCGTCACCCTTCCGCTCTGATCTCAAGCGGAGCGCCCTTCCGGCAAGAAAAGCCGCCAACAGGCTTGCGAACCAGAATGCGACCACGGCCAACCCCCTTGGATTCGAGCACGCGGATCACCGACCGCACGGAAATCCCCAATTCCTTCGCCGTCGCCGACTTGCGCCAGCCGCGCTCATGCAATTCGATGATGCGATCGGCCTGCAACATCGCCGACGGGCGTCTGCCGCGATATTTGCCCTCCGCGCGGGCTTTGGCAATGCCGCATTTTTGCCTTTCCAGCATCATTTCGCGCTCGAACTGCGCGAAAGACGCCAACATGGACAGCATCAGGCGTCCAGTCGCCGACCTCGTGTCCACGGTGTCGCCGCCGAGGTTGAGAACCCGCAAAGCAAAGCCCTTTTTGTTGAAGTTTTCCACAAGATGCAGCAAATCTAGGATCGAACGGGCCAGCCGATCCATTTTGGTGACGACGAGAGTGTCGCCGGGCTGCAATTCGGCGAGCGCGGCGGCAAATTCGGGTCGATCAGCGACTGACGAGACTTCCTCGTTGTAAATAATATCACAATGGGCGGCCGTCAGGTCTCGGATTTGTTCTTCTAGGCCGGCGTTTTGAGAATCTGTCGAAACGCGAGCGTACCCAACGAGTTTTCCGGTCATTTCTGCGACTCCTTGCGCGCGGCGCGGACGTTCACGCCGTATTGGCGCAGCCGGGCGTAGAACACCGGCCTTGACAGCCCGATCTCGTAGCAAGCGCGGTCGACGCCGAAGTTGTAGAATTTGAGCGCAAACATGATGACGTCGCGCTCGACGTCCTTAATAGGACGAGGCTTGCCGGCGGCGCTCAATAGGGAAACCGTGGGGTCGAGGGGCTCGCTCATACCCCCGTTATCAAATCAAGACATGCAAAAGTCAACACAAAATATGCGATAATTTGTCTATTGGTGCGCCGTCGCCTCGTCCTGCCGGCCAAGCTCAATGATATCGGCCAATTGGGCGGGTGACGGTTCGGGCAGGCCACGCTCGCGGTGAAAACGCAGCGTCCATTCCGCAACGGACTCGCGCGCCAAGAAGCCGATGCGGCGTGCAAGGGCATGTGGGTCGCGGGCGGGAAAATCCGTCACCGCAGCAAACCCCATGCCACGGCAAAAATCAGCGCCCAAAACGGCGCTGAGAACAGTAACCCATTGATGATCGCGCGCGGGTTCAAAACGGTCGCGACCGCGCGCACGAACACAGGCGGCTCGACGACGGGCAGCTCGACGTAATTCATCGCGTGGTCTCCGTGGTCAGCCGCGAATTGCGCGGTCAAGGCGTCCGAACTCGTGCGCCATTGCGTTCAACCGCTGTTCGAGCATCATGATCCGCTCGCACATTTCCATGCCGAGACCGAGCGCAACCGCTTTCGGGCCACCAATCGCGCCCCCGTTGCCGGTCGGCTCGCCGCCGGCCACAAAATCGGCCAACGAGCGCAGTCCTTCGAGCCGCTCCTCGGCGCGCTTCACCAATTCAGCGAGCGCCAGCGCGTGATAGGACAGGCTGTTCTCGTCGACCGATGGGCGAACGTCGGCCGGCGGCATTTGCCGGTAATCGTCGCCGTTCAGCACAAAGCGTTTGTCGGCCGTTCCTGTCTGGTAAGCGTTCATTTTAGGGTCTCCGAAATGGTTAGACGCTCGGGCCGGGGTCGAACCGACAACCTGCTCTACGGCGGTAAAGCAAGCTCATTCCCAATGCCGCGCATCCGCCATACACATAATCCAGATAGCGGGCGTGGGCAAGTCAGCGCAGGGCGGCGTCGATCATGGTGCGCCAAATCTCATCGGGGTCAATGATAAATTCGCCGAACAAGATCGTTGCCATGCACCGTCACAGCCAGCAGCGCCTCAATCTCTCCACGCCGAGCCTGTTCCAACGCATCTTCCAGCCATCGAACAATCTCAGGATCAGCCCCGGTCGCCGTCGGAACCTTCTGGCCGCGAAACCCAATTATCTTGCCACCCATGAAACCATCTCCAAAAAATCCCCCCAAAAAATTCTGGGAAAGATGTGGGGGGTGTGTATATCGCGGACGGGGCGATGCCCACCCCGAACCCCCAACTCGCCCATATGGACGTGCCTCGGCCAAGGATCGAAGGGGCGGGGGACTGATCGGGTCGAGAGCCGACCGGCTGGCCTCGCGCGGGTGTGATCGGCGATCAACCCACTAGATGTTGAACCCGGCAATAGACCGAGGTCCAGTGTCACGTTTCGTCCGATTTATCCTGTTCGATCAGTTGACCCTCGATCACCTTCCCGTCGAGCGCCATCGACTGCTTGATTAGGTCGCCGAGGTTGAACGTCACGTTGTGCTCCGCCGTGAGCCGCTCCTTCCAGTCCTCGCCGCCGACGTTGAGCAGCCCGAGCTTGATCGCTGACATGCGCGTCGAGTCTCCACCGCGTCGCACGATGTCGATCAAGTGGCTCTCGTACATGAACTGACGAGCGCCTTTGCCGCGTGCGTGGGCCTCAGCGAATTCACGGTGAGAAGAAGACCATTTACTAATCGTCTCCCTTGTCACTCCGAGGACGGCTGCGATGGCTCCGACGGTGTGTCCGAGCGCGGAGAGTTCGAGGAACTTGTCGGCGAGTTCAGGCGTGTATTTCGGGGGAGCGCCGATGCGGCGGAGCGCGGTCGCTGGGAGGGTCGGGGTGTAGGGTTCGAAGTGGCTATTGAACGAGGCGCGTTTGGCGTCGAGTTCGGCGAGGGACTGGTTTGCAGCGGCTTGAGCGGGCGAGAGCTTTGGCGGGTTGTGAGCGACGCGCTTGGTTTTGCGAGAAGGGGCGGCCATTCGTGGTGTCCTGGGATGGGGCGGTTCGTCGGTTATATCGGATGGTGCTGTGAATGTAAGCCGCGCGCGAGGGTTTCCCTTTACAAAAAGATGGGGTTTGCGGGAGTTTTCCATCAACCAGTAACGATCAGCGGGACTGCCCTTACAGGTTGGTCAGCTTCACTGACCTATTTTGAGGTGTTGATGATATGTGGGTGATACATTGCTCGTGGCGCGTTAATGTGCCATCTATGATTGATGGCGGGGCAACGATCCGCGCTTCGTGGCCGGAGGCGGCAGGCTGTGATGCGCCTGTATTGGCAGGGCCGGATTAGCGCGGTGCAGGCGGCGTCGGCCATTGGCGTGACATGGCGTCAAGTGGCGCGCCAGACTCCTGTGGAGTTCAATTGGAAGGTCGCCAATGACGCTTACGCCGAGAAGGTGATCGCGCGCCGACTGGCCAAGATAGATCGAGGATCGACGGAATGACGATGCGGACATATTCGGACGAGGAGCATTTGAAGTCCGCCGTGGCTATCGCCATGTGCCGATCTGGGCAGCTTACCCAAGGTGAGGCGGCGCGGCTCGGCGGCGTCAGCCGACAGACCATAAGGCGGAAAATCAAGACGATTAATTGGGACGAGCAGCGCGCAATCCACGTTTCGCACGAGTTCGATAATCGCTTGAGCGTGATGTCTCGGTCGGGAGCGCGTTACCGACCATCTCCAACCGCCAAACAACGTCGCGGAATCCTAGACCGCATCCTGCGTGAGGCCAGCGCGACGACAAACCGCCCTACTGATGGAGTTGACGATGACCGAGATTGAAGCTCGCGAGAAATGGTGTCCGCAAACGCGCGCTATATACGCAGGGCAATCCTTTAATCGCTTGGGTGAAATGTCCGAGCATCATTTGACCGCCGACCTAAACCCAGCCCCGCGCCGCTGTATCGCGTCTGACTGCATGGCCTGGCGCTGGGGCGGGCGCGATAAAGGCCACTGCGGCCTCGCCGGCAAACCCTAATGATCAGCGGCGTGAGAAGACGCGACGACGACCTCGGTATTGTCGACGCCCTTAGAGCCTATTGCGCCAAGCACGGATATCCTAACGCCATCGTGGTCGGACTGGATGGAGAAGGCGACATCGCTGGCGTCGCTAGCGCAAGGTTTCCCGCGCGCGTCGCCGACGATCTCGGCGAACAGATCAACGAGGCGCTCGCCCGCATCCATCGCGGCCAAGGCCTGCAATCCTGATCACATTTTTGTCAATTCGACAACTTCCCGCCTAACACCCTCTTGACGCCCTGCTCGCAACCTGTCAGTCTCGCAACTGTCAGGCGATAACGGCGAAGAGGAAGCATCCATCTAACCCGCCGCAACCGCCTCGGCCCGTCCAGCACCCGCGCAATAGACCGCGCACGAACCTACGAAGGCCTCGCAGCCGCGATGGCCGAACAATGGAGCTTGACATGACCGAACCCCGCAATGACGAACGCAAATACCGCCCCGGAGACTTCGTGCTCGCCGGAGGCCACTACTACCGCTGGCCCGTCGATCCCTCCCACACGCCTTGGGGACGCTCACAGTCGCGCTCCGAGATCGCGCCCGGCATTATCCACCACGAAACGGGATCGCACGGCGGCATGTTCGTCAGCGACGAGCTGCTCGCCCAAATCCCCGCCCC